AAGCTAAAGATAACAAGGGCTAATGGAGAAGTATCAGATCACAAGATAACTCCAGGTGTTGAGTACGCTTTCGAACAGAAATATGGCGCAGGTATTAGCAAAGTCTTGCGTGAGCACGAGAGGCAAACAGAAATATTCTGGCTTGCTTATGAATGCTTACGCAGGGCTGGCGCACAGATACCTTTATGGGGATCTGAGTTTATTGACACTCTAGAGACCGTTGAGGTATTAGACGAAGAAAAAAAATAATAGAGCGGTCTTCAATACTTTACAGCATCGCACAGTTAAGCGTAGAGACTGGGATACCGCCTAGCGAATTTTTAAATATGGATACGGATATGTATAGAGCAATCATACAAGTCCTAACCGACAGAGCTAAGGAGATCAGAAATGCCAGTCGTGGTAAACGGCGTTAAGCAACTCCAAAAGGCTATGAAGGATGTAGACAAAGACCTTAATAAAGAGATGTCTAAAAACGTTAAGCGGGCTATGTTAATTGTGCGAGATAGAGCACGTGGCTATCTGCCACAGCAAAGCGAAGTTTTAAGCGGGTGGGGTAAAGGCACTGCATCAATAGATACAATTAAAGATCCTAAAAGATTATTCCCACCATACGATTATGCTTTGGCAATAGGTGGCGTGGCTTATTCGGCAGGTCAAAACAAACGCAATAACAGCGGCTATAGAGCTGCATTTTATGTTTACAATAATTCTAGATCAGGTGCAATCTTTGAGACTGCGGGGCGCTTAAATAAACCTAGAGGTAACAAATCATTAAACCCTAATGCACCAGCCGAATTTAACTCAGCGGCTGAGATGCTAAACAGTATGAAGGGCCAAGGCATGCAGCGTGGCCGTGTAATTTTCCGTGCTTGGGATGAAACTAAAAACAAAGTTATACCAGCTGTGGTTGAGGCTATTGACACAGTAGCAGTTAAGTTTAAAAAAGATACAGAGCTTAGGAAGGCTGCATAGTGCCTAATTTAATTGTCAGTGCAGTTAGCACCTTTGATAACAAAGGACTTAAAAAAGGCCAGAAGGAAATTAGCAGTTTTGATAAAAGTCTTAAAAAACTGGCTGGCACCTTTGCTACAGTATTTGGTGCTCAAAAACTATTGCAGTTTAGCAAGAATGCTGTCAATGCATTTATGGCAGATGAGAAGGCAGCCAAGTCTTTAGAATTACAATTAAAAAATACAGGCTTTGCGTTTAGCGCACCTGGCGTAGAGAATTACATATCTAGCCTACAGTCTTTATATGGCGTATTAGATGACCAACTACGCCCAGCATTCCAGCAATTACTTACAGTTACTGGATCTATTACTAAAAGCCAGGATGCATTACAGACAGCATTAAACGTAAGCGCAGCCACAGGCAAGTCTTTAACAGAAGTATCTGCAGCTTTAACACGTGGCTTTAGCGGTAATACTGCAGGGCTTAGCCGATTAGGCGCAGGCATAAGTAAGGCCACACTTAAAACTGGCGACATGGATAAGATCATGGGCGAACTTAATAAGAAGTTTGCAGGCCAAGCAGCAGCTAAATTAGACACTTATGCAGGCAAGATGGGTCTACTCACTGTTGCTGCCGCAGATGCACAGGAGACAATAGGTAAAGGTTTATTAGATGCCTTGGCTTTATTAGGTAAAGATACAAGCATTAGCACAGCTACAGATTTAATGGATAACTTTGCTCAAAGCACTGCAGATGCAATCCTTGGCGTGGGCGTTTTAATTAGCAAACTTAAAGAAATTGGTAATACTAAAGTTGGTGGCGCATTATTTGATGTAAAGAATATCCCAGTATTAGGTGCTTACCTTGCAGGATTCTCCGAATTAGGCGCAGCACAAAGAGCCAAGACTGCACCATCTAACGCAGAAGGCAGATCATCTAGCCGTATCTACTTGCAACAATTACGCTTAGAATCTAAGGCATCTAAAGATTTAACAAATGCAAAGAAGGCAGAAACTGCAGCGACTAAGGCTAAATTAGAAGTAGATAAACTAAAAGATAAGTTTGATATAGAGCGCATAGGATTAACCCTGGCGCTTAACCAGGCAACCGATGAAGAAACTAAATTAAGACTTAAGGCACAGCTAGCAATTCTAGATAATAATGAGGCGTTGGCTAAGAAATTAAATGCTGAACTAGGCGCTAAAACATCTATTGATGCCCTGGCTACAGCTGCAGGTATGGCCGCTAGTGCCCTGACAAATTTTGGCCCTGCCCTATTCAACGCTTTAGGTGAGATGACTGGCCGAGGCCGTAATCAAATAGCACCATTTGAAAATTACACATATACAGTGCCACGAGGTGCGACCAACCAACAGGCCACTGCCACAGCAACCGCAACACCAAGCGTAGGTGTAACCGTGAATGCTGGCACCATAGTTACAGATCAGCAATTAGAAGCGGTTATTCAGCAAAACGTATTACAGTTATTAAAGTCAGGCAATAAATTGTTGCCAGCGGGATCGTTGTAATGGCCGTACCAACAATCAATGCAATAATTAACTTCTCAACTGGGCCTGCTACTGCACAAGCTATGCAGTTAGATATTGGCATACTAGGTACAAACGTATTAGCAGATGCTGTAGCTGTAATCGTTGATGTATCTGATCGTGTAAACCTAGTGCAAACATCTACAGGCCGTGATGCTTTAGTAGATCAATTCCAAACAGGCCGACTTACCTTACGCATCGTAGATCAAAATGGCGACTTTAATCCTACTAACCCTGCAGGGCCTTATTACGGCCTACTGACACCAATGAAGAAGGTACAGATAACTGCTAACTACAACAGCGTTACTTATCCAATCTTCTCAGGTTTTATTACATCCTATGTAAATACTCAGCCTAAAGATGCAACGGAGGTTGCCTATACAACTATACAGGCTGTAGATGCGATGAGGCTTGCGCAGAATGCACAAATATCAACAGTGACAGGTGCTAGTGCTGGCGATCTATCAGGCACACGTATCAATGAAATACTAGATCAAATATCTTGGCCAGCCACAATGCGCCAGATAGATGCAGGTCAAACTACATTACAGGCAGATCCAGGCACAGCACGTACTTCATTAGGGGCGATGCAAACTGTTGCTGATTCAGAGTATGGCGCCATCTATGTTGATTTTGACGGATCGTTTGTATTTAAAGATCGCTTAACTGCTACAGCATCTATAGGTGCCACACCCACAGTCTTTGCCGATGATGGCACAGGCATACCTTACGCCAATGCTATGTGGAAGCTAGATGATACTTTAATATTTAATTCAGCCCAGATCAGCCGTGCTGGTGGCTCACCACAGACAGCCATCAATCAGCCATCTATTGACAAATACTTTATCCATTCATATAACCTGCAGGATCTTCTAATGCAAACCGATGCAGTAGCCCTAGATTATGCCCGTGCTTATGTAGCTTCTAGAGCTGAGACCACCATACGATGCGATGCTATTGAGCTTGATTTGTATACCTCTAACTATGACGCAGGCATTCTTGCAGCCTTGGACCTAGATTTCTTTGACCCAATTACAGTTATTACAACCCAGCCAGGGGGATCTCAGTTAGAGAAAACCTTGCAGATATTTGGCGTGGCAAACACGATTACACCTAATTCCTTTAGGACAGTGTTTACAACGCTAGAACCTGTCATAGATGGGTTTATACTAGGCAACGTAGATTACGGGGTCTTAGATCAAAACGTACTTTCATACTAAGGAGAAATTATGCCAACCTGGCCAGGCACGACTGGTGATGTAGTTACCAGCACAATGTGGAATGGGCTACCAGCCTTCACAGTACAAACTGCTAAGACAGTTGATTACACAGCTGCTAGTGGTGATGAATACCAACAATTAGTACCAATGAATAAAGCAACTGCTATTGCATTTAAAATCCCAACAGATGCAACATATAACTTTGCAATAGGCACAGTTATCACAGTATTAAATATTGGTGTAGGAGACTGCACAATTAGCGCAGTTACATCAGGAACTACAACTATTTTAAGCGCAGGCGCAGTAGCAGCATCACCTGTTGTGGCACAATATAAATCTGCAGCATGTATTAAAACAGCTGCTAATGCTTGGTATGTAGTTGGGGCTATTGCATAATGCTAAATATTGTTTCTGGAATACTTGCACCCAATTTTGTAGCGAGTCCTCCTAGCTCTATTGATCTATTAGTTGTCGCTGGTGGTGCAGGTGGGGGAGACTATTATGCGGGGGGTGGGGGAGCAGGTGGCTATAAATATTTAACAAGTCAATCAGTATCAGGTGGAAGTTCTTATACTTGCACAGTCGGTGCAGGTGGAGCGGGTGGCACTGGAAACAATCGTGGTAGTGCTGGTAATAATTCTGTTTGGGATACAACGACTTCAACTGGCGGTGGCGGCGGCGGCGGCATAAATTCTGGACAAATAATTGGCGCAGATGGTGGTTCAGGCGGCGGCGGATCAGGCTGGGCAAGTGGTCAAAATGGCGGTGCTGCATCACCTGCTGGTCAAGGAAATGCAGGTGGAAAAGGTAATACAGATAACGCTAGTTTTGGTGTAGGCGGTGGCGGTGGCGGATCAGGTGCGACAGGAAGTAATGCTGCAGGTTCAACTGCAGGTAATGGCGGTGCAGGAACTTCAAACTCAATAACTGGCTCAGCATTATTTTATGCAGCAGGCGGTGGCGGTGGAGCAGATCCATTTACAACAGCTGGTACAGGTGGTTCAAGTATTGGTGGCAATGGTGGATTATCTACAACTGCACCAACAGCAGGTACAGCAAATAGAGGTGCAGGCGGTGGCGGTAGTGGAGATGGCAGCGCCACAAATGGTGGCAATGGTGGAAGCGGTGTAGTAATTATTAGATATGCCGATACCTTTGCAGATTTATCAAGTATTAGTGGTGGATTAACTTACACAAAAACTACGCCAACTGGCTATAAAGTTTATACATTTACAGCAGGAACAGGAACAGTGACTATCTAATGGCTCATTACGCATTTATTACAGATGGAATAGTTACAGAAGTCATTACTGGTGTTGATGAAACTGAGTTAATTGAAGGACTAGATCCTGAAACTTGGTATAGCAATTTTAGAGGGCAAACTTGTAAACGTACTTCGTTCAATAATCGAATCAGAAAAAATTATGCAGGTATTGGATACACATACGATGTAGTCAGAGATGCTTTCATACCACCAAAACCTGATAACTCTATAGGTTTTAATGAAGAAACTTGCCAATGGATAATTCCAGAGGTTAAGTTTGAATCCTAAATTATGTGCAGCTGGTGTGCAGTTAAGAGATCAAGTTGATACGTGGTTTCCAGATCGGTGTACTGCCAGTGATGGGTGGTTGGGCGATAGCCGCCATACCACCAGAAAATCGGATCATAATCCAGACACCTTCGGGTGGGTCAGAGCAGTTGATATTGATTCTCGCTTGGGTGCATCCGAAGGGATTAGTGCTTATTTGGCTGACCAAATCCGAATCGCAGGCAAAACCGATAAACGCATATCTTACGTCATCCACAATCACCACATCGCTTCCAAGTTATTAGGTTGGAAATGGCGAAGATACAAAGGCATAAACCCGCATACAAAACACATTCACATAAGCTTTACAAAGTTAGGCGACCTAAACGGCGCAGAGTTCGATATACCACTACTAGGAGGCAAGTTATGAATATGAAAAATCCATACGTACTAACACTAGGCGCATTCTTATCAGCCTGGGCAGCATCCAATTTCGCAGCTGACTATCGCTCAATTCTATGGGCATTAC